TTCCTCGATCTCGGCCAGCGTGACCTGTCGGCGACCGGCGAGCAGCCGCGCCACGGCGGCGTGGAGCTCGGCGACGTAGCGGCTGCGCGGGTTCACAGCGCTTGCTCCTCGACGAAGCCGATTCGTGTCTGCTGCCATCGCGATCGCGCGGTCTGGCGCGCAAGTGCCGCGTCGGCGGCCAGCACGCTGCCGTGCCAATAGGCGACGCCAAGGCGCGAGCCGACGAACACGTCCCAGCGCCTGTTGACGTCGATCACGTCGCGGACCCGCGCGCTCATGCTGCGTCTCCTGCACGCCGCGATAGCAGCGCGATCACTGCCGGCAGATAATCGTTCGTCAGGATGACATGCCCGTCCTTCTCGGCGCCCAGATCTGGCCGTATGACGAGCGTGATCTTTGGTTGCGTGAAGTGCCGGCCGATTACGTTGAGCGCCTCGGTCAGCTCCGTTTCGAGGGCGAGAGGGAGCGCGCCCATCACCTCATCCCCAGCGCGGCGAGATAGGTTTCGAGCAACATCTCGGCTTCCTCGCGGTGATGCTTTTCCATCTTCCGCAGCCGCATGATCTGACGCATCGTTTTGACGTCGTAACCGCGCGCCTTCGCTTCGGCGAAGACGTCCTTGATGTCGTCGTTGATACCCTTTTTTTCCTCCTCGAGGCGCTCGGCGCGCTCGAGCAACAGGCGCAGTTCGTCGGCTGCAACAGTGGCGCTCATGACAGGGTCTTTCCGAACAGGAGGGCGACCCAGGCGAAAGGCCCGGGCCCGCCGATGACGCGATCGATCGCGATCACCAGCAACTGGCCAACGACGAGGCCGGCGACGATCAGCGTGAGGCGGCGGCGCCAGCTGAGCCGCAATTCGCCAGAGGCAGTGCCACGGCATGCGTGGCAGGTGCACGAGGCGAAGCGGCGACGCGGGCGCCACTGGCGCGGGACGGCACGGTGGGGGAGCGCGATCGCGCTGCGGACAAGGGCGTGCTGTCTCATCGCACGCTCCGCCGGCTGTCCTGACGCGCAGCGCGCCAGGCACGGGCATAAGCCATGCCGCGCACGCGCTCGCTGCTCGGAAAGCGATGATCACCGTCGCTGCCGTAAAGCGCGTCGAAAAAGGGCTTGTTGGCGAGGCGCCAGGCGCGCGCGCGCGCCAGCTTGTGGCGAGTCGAGAGGCGCTTCATGCCGACGCACTCCCGCTCGCTGCCCTGACGACAGTGAAGCCATTGCCGCGATCAAGATCGACGCGGGTGTGGTGGCCGTTGAAGCGCTTCGCGCCCGGGTGCAGTGCGGCCTCGGTGATTTCGCACCGCGAACACAGGCCGTCGACAGCCCAGTGGCAGGCAACATGCGCGCCGTCGACTTCATGCACGCACGGATCAAACTCGCTGCAGCCGCAGGACTGGCAGAGCTTGGGCCAGGCAATGTCCATGCCCGCGGCAAGGTCGATCAGCCGCACCCAGACCACAGGGTCGATACGGAACGCATCGCCAAGCCGCAGGATCGCGGTCATCAGATCCTCGGTGACGGGCGAGGTGTCCTGCTCGACAGCGGCAAGCAGCTCGGCGCGGCTTCGCGCCGAAATGGCAGGATCGCTGTCAAGCATGAGCGCGAGCTCCTCGAGCTCGATCCCGGCCGCTTCGCGGCGTTTGCGCAAGTAAGTGCCGGGGGACATTGGCCCCGCCGGCGCGCTGCGCGTCGGCGGTTCTGGGGCCTGTTCTGGGGGTACGGAAATCGTCATTTCACGTCCTTTTTGGTTGCAGGAAATCGGCGCTGCCGATGGGGAGTTCGGCGCGTCGCAGGTGAAGCTGGGTGGAGAAGGGCGGCGCGTAGGCCGCGTCAGCCGGACAGGTCGAGCATGATTTCCCCCGGATTGAAGGCCTTACGCGCCATCCCGGCGCGGGACAGGCGGGACAGCGCGCCGCGCGATCGGCGCAAGACGTTACGGCAGCACTCGGCTAGGGCGTCGCGCGTTTGGCGGGCCGACATGAAGCCCGCGCGCGCCGGACCTTCGTCCAAGGACGAATGGGGCCAGGAGAGGAGCCGGTCGGCGCGCGCGGTACGGCCGACCGATGCGGGGCGGTCGGGTCCGATGGAGAATGCGGGTGCTGAAAATGGTGGCAGACTGTCGGGCTGACGCGCGCGAAGCGGAAACACAATCCCCGGTCCTGGGGTCCCCACGCGCGGGGATCGGCCGGTCTGCCAGCGGCCAATGGGGAAAAGCTGGAGCGCGATCATGCCGCCGCCCTTTCGGGAGCGCGGTTGTGATCGGGCGCGGGCTTGTCTCGCGGATGCAAGTCGGGGCGCAAATCGTGGCGCGAAATCCCCGTCAGATGCTCGACCTTGATGACGAGATCATGCGGGCATCCTTTGCCCTCTTTCAGTCGTCGCGAGATCTGACTTTGGCTCAGCCCGATCTGCGGCGCTGCGCGCGACTGATTGCCGAGCAACTCGATCGCCAAGCCAAACACCTCAGCAGGCGTCGAGCAGCGCGCAATTCGATCAGCGAGGTCAGGTGCGTTAAGCATGAGGTGGGTTCTATGCGTTTGTGCATAGGCGAGTCAACCCGAAAACTGGACGTGCAACTTATGCGCAAGCGCATAGGTTCGCGCGCGTGATCGTTGCCGACCGCCTTCGCTCGCGGATGGAAAGCCGCAAGATTAGCCAAGCTGAGTTGGCTCGTCGGCTAAGCATCTCGCAAAGTTCAATAAACCGGCTTGCCACCGGTGACGTTTACGCTTCAAAGCACATTTATCAAATTGCGCGAGAGCTGGGCACGTCGCCCGAATATCTGATGGGCGAAACTGACGATCCCGAGGAAGGCGCGCCGCCGCCGCCCGAGCTCGATTATACCGACCGCGAATTGCTTGAGTCGTTTCGCTGCCTCGCGATCGACGACCAGCGCGCGCTGCTGCAGATCGTGAGATCAATGGCGGGCAGGGGCAAAGCGCCGACGCTCCATGCGCCGGCGCTCAGCTATCGGGGAGAGGTTGATTGATGAAAGCGGCCATGGCGATCGCGCTGGCGTTTGCGCTTGCCGGGTGCGATTCGATACAGCGCGCGGTGTCGTCGGCAACAGGCGAAGCACCGGCCGCGACCTGCGCCTCGTCCTCGACCTATCGTGCGATCAACCAGGTCATCCTTGATCGCATCTGGCCGCCCGACATGCCTCGATCGCGGCGCATCGCCTATAGCGACATCGATGAGATGATGCGCACGGTCAAATTCGAGCAGCCGGTGCTTGAGGCAGTCGATGCGACGACGGGTTCGGTCAAATGCTCGGCGCAATTGGTGCTGCGGTCGACTCCGCTGTTGCAGTTCGGCGAATTCCCCGTCGATCTGCACGTGAAAGCTTTGCGCGATCGGCTGGTGCTGCCGATCACTTACGAGATCGTCCGCACGGCCGACGACGCCAAGCGCATCGTGCGGTTGGCGAACGAGGACGCAATCGCCGATTTCGTGCTGCGCTATGGCAAGGCCGCCGAGATCGGGAGGGATACGGCGCCGGTCGTCGACCGCGACGCCATCGCCGATGATGCGACACCGTCGCCGGTCATCAACGAGCAGGAAGCGCCGATCGACACGCGCGACGAACAGCTCGGCGACAATCACCTGTAAGCTGCGGCGCCTGCCGGTGAGCGCATTGGTAATGTGACAGTTTCACGCTATGTTCGGCAGCGGGAGGGCATGTGCTTGCCGATGACCGACGCCTCGCCATCCCATCTTCCGCCGTCCGACCTCGCCAGCGCGCCGCGGCTGCGCGCCGATATGGCGAGCCGCAAGCTGATCGTGCTCGGCTTCGTCACCCGCTATCTGTCGGATCATCCCGGATCGCCGAGCTATGGCGAGATCGCACGCGGCTGCGGCATCAGCCGAAGCGCTGCGAAGCGCATCGTGCGGCGGCTCGAAATCGATGAAAAGCTCGTGCGTGGCCATGGTGCACGGCGCGGGATCATGCTGCCGAGCACGCGCGACGCCGCGCTCGCGCAGTTGCGCGCGGCGGGGTACGTCGTCGACGAGGATGCGCGGCGCATCGCGATACCCGGCACAAAAACGACCCTGCCGCGCGTGCCCGAGCTGAGCGATAGCGCCAGGATGGGCCGCGACACCGGCGGCGCATCCGGGGGATTTGATGACCGACACCAATCCGGCCGAAGCGCGGGTCATGCGCGCGATCATCGACCGCTTTCACCGTCAGGCGCTCGCAGAACGCCGCGCCGCGCGGGCGGCGGCTGAGCCGGCGCCGTCACCTGCATCATCGGTCGGCTGGTCGACCAAGGCACCGCCAGCGCGCAAGCCATCGCCGATCGAGATCGAGCTGGCGCGCACGGCCCGCGCCAATCACGATGCCTGGGCGCAGCGCCATCCCGGGCGCGCCCGCGCCGAGCGGCAATTGCGCAAAGGCCGGATCGAGCGCGACAAGGCATTTGATCACAAGCGCGAAGGGACAGCGGCAACGCACGCGGCCGCCGCGACGCCGCGGCTCGGCGCACTGGCCCGGCTGTACGCGCAGGGCTCGATCGACGCCGAGCAGCTGGCCTGGGCGCATGAGATCGCGCTGGTCGCCGAACGCATCGGCGCCGATGTCACGGTAAAGACCAGCAGCGTCGAAACGCGCATCGATGCGCCGCGCTATGGCGATGGCGGCTTTCACGAGCGATTGGGGCAAGTGCGGCGCGAAGTCGCTTATGGCGCGTGGCGACGATCGCTCGGCAGCAATGCGGCGCCGGTGCTCGAGATGATCGTCGGCGACGCGTTCGGCTATAGCGTGATTGCCAAACGCTATCACATGCACAACCGCCGCGCGAAGGCGCTACTGATCGACGCGATCGACCGCTGGCCGGTGCATTATCTCGACGCGTGCCGCGCAATCGACGAAGCCGCGCTCGACCGCGCGCATGCAAGGCTTGCCTGAACGGCGCGATTAATTTCGAAGCGGCACAAAAAAGACCCTGCCAAAGTGGCCACGCAAGCGGCAAAAACGACCCCGCCACAATAGCGTCCGAAGCCCGCCCACGCCCGCCCCCGGCGTCTGGCGGGCTTCGTCGTCTGGAGGTGCTGCCCGTGCCATCCCCCCCGGTCCCACGGCCTGCCACGCCCTCCAGCGCCCAGCCGCAGCCTAGTCTCGCCGATCTGATTGAGCGGGAAGCGTTGACGCTTGAAGCGTTGGTACGCGAGCTGCGGCTGGGCAACCCGTTCAAGGCGCGGCCAGGTGCCGCCGCCGAGCTGATCGAAGAGATCGCGGCCAATCTGCGCAAGCTGGCGCGGGGCGCGCGGCGATGACGGTCGATCTCGGCGCGCTACGCGGCTTTCTGAACAGCAACGAAGCCAAGAGCGCGAAGGAAGCGACAATTTCCATCGCGAGCCTGACCGCGATCGAGCGCGAACTGAGCGAAGCGCGCGACGCGCTCAAGCGCCATGGCATCGATGTCCTCAATCGCGACGATTGCGAGGGTGTGCGGCAATGAGCGATTCTGAGATGATCGATGTCGGCGGTACGCCCTATCGCCGCGACGCCAAGGGCAATCTTGTGCCGCTCGCCTCGGTAAAGGCTTCGGATCTGTTGATGGACGAAACCGTCCGCGACATCCTCGCAAAGGCGCGCGAGATGTCGGCCGCGATCGGCGTGTTCAAGGCGGCGACCTTTGAAAAAGTTGGCGGCCTGCAGGCGCTGATCGCCCAGGAATATGGCGCCAGCATCGGCGGCAAGAAGGGCAACATCACGCTCGTGTCGTTCGACGGCTGCGAAAAGGTGACCGTGCAAGTCGCCGACCTGATCGAGTTCGGGCCCGAGCTGCAGGCCGCCAAGGCGCTGATCGACCAGTGCCTGACCGAATGGGCGGTGGGCAGCGCGGTCGAGCTGCGCGCGCTGGTCAACCGGGTGTTCTCGGTCGACAAGGAAGGGCAGATCAACCGCGCCGAGCTGTTCATGCTGCTGCGCGTCGAGATCGCCGATGAACGGTGGAAGCAGGCGATGCAGGCGATTCGTGACTCGATCCGGGTCATCGGGTCGCGGACCTACATCCGCTTCTATGACCGGCCCGCGCCCGACGCGGCATGGCGCGCGGTAACGATCGACATGGCAGCGGCGTGACGCCGTCAATCGATATCCGCGTCGACCTGAAGCCACTTCACAAGGCGATGGCAGCGCTGGGCGCGCGCCAGATACCGTTCGCGACCGCGCTGACGCTCAATGCGCTGGCCAAGGGTGTGGTGGTTGAGGAAAAGAAAGCGGTCGATCGAACCTTCGACACGCCGACGCCCTTCACCGAAAACGCGTTTCGCACCGAGGCGGCGACCAAGACCAGGCCGGTCGCTCATGTCGCGGTCAAGGACATCCAGGCCGACTATCTGCGGCCCTATGTCATTGGTGGGAAGCGGTCACTCGGCACCAAGAAGGGCATGCTGGCGCCGATCGGCGACAATGTGCAGCTCAATGCCTATGGCAACCTGACGAAGAACAAGCTGAAGACGCTCGCCGCCAAGCCCAATGTCTACATCGGGCCGATTGTGATGCGCGGCGGCAAGCGGATCAGCGGCGTGTGGCAGCGACCAACGCCCAAGCGCGGAAGGGCGGCGAAGGGGCCGCTCAAGCTGCTGATCAAATTCGCAGACACCACCCCCGTCAGAAAGCGGTTCGACTTCTACGGGGTGGCCCAGCGCTACGTACGCGCCAATGCCGCCTCGGAGTTTGCCACGGCCCTGCGCCGCGCCATGGCCACCCAGCGCCGCTAGCCCGGCCACCGATCAACTAGGCGCCCCGCCGCCGACCTCAAACCCTTTTGGGTCCTTCCCACCTTCTTTTGAAACGTGGGGAATTGCGCACTACGAAGCGTGCCCAGCTACAGGGTCAAAAAGTTGGTTGCGGTTGCGGTTGCGGGGTGGGGGAGTGCGATGCCGTTATCGCTCAGCGCCTATGCCGCGACGCACGGCGCTTCGCGTCAGGCGGCGGCGAAATGGCGGGATAGCGGCGTTCTTGTCCTTGTCGGCAAGCTCGTCGACGTCGAGAAATCCGACGCCGCGATGCGCGAGCACGGGCTCGGCCGGTTCAAGCGCGATGCCGCAACTGCCGCCCCGCAACCGCGCAGCGCAACCCGCAACCGCAACCCGGCCAAGCGCGACATCGAGGCCGAAGTCGACGAGGTTGTTACCGACCTGACGGCCGCCGTTGCGGACGGCGAAATCGACGACGAGATTGCGGGCGGCTTCATCGAGGAGCTGCTGCGGGGCGAGTTCCGCAACAAGGCCGGCGCCGTCGCCGTCAAGGAAAACGCGCTCGCGCTGAAGCATCTGCTCGCCGCGCAAAAGGCTGCCGGCCTGCTGATCGAAATCGAGGTCGCCGAGCGTGTCCTGTTCGACGATCGCCGCAAGGCGCGCGACGCCTGGATGAATTGGCCCGGCCGCTTCGGCCCGCTGCTTGCCGCCGATCTGGGGATCGATTCGGCGCAGCTGGTGGAGGCGCTGAAGCCCTATGTCCACGAGCAGCTCGACGAGCTCGGCGAGCCGGACCTCGACTTCGACGAACGAGAAGGCTGAACGGCTCGCGCGCGCCGTCCGTCGGGGATGGACGCCACCGCCGCGCATCAGCGTGCCCGAATGGGCCGACAAGTGCCGGGTCCAGGCAAAGGAATCGGGCAACAGCTCGGGCAAGTGGCGCACGAGCCGGGTGGAGATTGCCCGCGGGCCGATGCTCGCGGTCACCGAACCCGGGGTACGCAAGATCTCGGCGATGGTCGCCACGCAGCTGCTGAAGACGTCGCTGATCGAAAACGTTACCGGCTACCACATTCACCTCGATCCTTGCCCGATGCTGATCGTCCAGCCCAAGGACGCAGCAGCGCAGCAGTTTTCGAAAGAGCGCATCACTCCGTTCATCTATGCTACGCCGAAACTGCGCAGACTGGTCGGCAGGTCGAGCAGCCGTGATGCCGGTGACACGCTCGACTACAAGGCATTTCCCGGCGGGTTTCTGGGCATGGTCGGCGCGGGCTCGCCGGACAACCTTGCCCGTCGGCCAATCCGAATCGTCATGTATGACGAAGTCGACAAATATCTGCCGATCAAGGAAGGCGACCCGATCGCGATCGGCGACGAACGCCTTGCCTCGTTCGATTCGAATTCGCTGTCGATCCGCGTGTGCTCGCCGACGGTCACCGGCGAGAGCAAGATCGAGAAAAGCCACGAGCAGTCCGACCAGCGCCGCGCCTCGGTGTCCTGCCCCGATTGCGGGCACCGCCAGTTTCTCGAGTTTTTCAAACACGTCGAATGGCCGGGTGGCAAGGACGGTATCCCGCACCGGCCCGACAAGGCGGCGATCTATTGCGAGGCCTGCGGCACCGGTTGGACCGAGGGCCAAAGGCTGCGCGCACTTGGGACGATCCGCTGGCATCAGACGCGCCAGTTCGAATGCTGCGACGAGTTGCAGACCCCGCTCGACGCCTATGACGCGGCGTGGCGCGCCGACGACAAGGCGGCGGTCGACCAGGTCTGGGATTGGTGGGCGAGCAATCGTTGGGCGGTCTTCCGGGCCAAGTGCCGTCACTGCGGCACCTGGGCCGTACCGAACGAACATGCGGGCTTTCAGGCAAGCAAGCTCTACAGCCCCTGGGCAAATGACGCGCCGCCGAAGATCGCAGCCAAATGGCTCGCGGCCGAGAAGGACGAAGACACCAAGCTCACTTTCTTCAACACCCAGCTTGCCCTCACCTATCGCAAGAATACCGGCAAGGAACTTAACACCGACGCGCTGCTCGCGCGCTGCGAAACCTGGGCGGCGCAGGTGCCTGATGGTGTCGCGATCATCGTCGCCGGCATCGACGTCCAGGACTATCGCGTCGAGGTCGAAATCGTCGGCTTCGGCCGCAACGAGGAAAGCTGGTCGATCGCCTATGAAGTGATCGACGGCGAGTTCGACGACCCCAAGCTGCAGGCCCGGCTCGACGCCTATCTGCAGCAGCGCTGGCACCGCGCCGATGGACGCCCGTTCGCGGTGACGGCGGCGTGCATCGATTCGGGCGGTCACCACACCAACGCGGTCTATGATTTCGCCAAGGCGCGCCTCGGCCGCCAGATCTGGGCGATCAAGGGCGAAAGTGCGCGCACCGGCCAGCGCAACCCGGTGTGGCCGATCAAGCGACCGACGTCGCGATCAAAGAAAAGCTTCCGGCCGGTCATCATCGGCGTCAACGCCGCCAAGGATACGATCCGCAACTATCTCGCGAAGGACGTGCACGGCCCCGGCTACATGCACTTCCCGGCCGATCGCGATCTCAATTACTTCAAGCAGCTCACGGCCGAGCGCATCGAAGTCAAGCAGTCGGGCGGGCATAAATACCGCGTCTGGGTGCTACCTGATGGCCGCGCCAACGAAGCGATCGACTGCCGCGTCTATGCCTATGCCGCGCTCCACGGCCTGATGCACATGGGGCTGAAGCTCAACGCGCTGGCCGACAAGGTCGGCGCGATCGACGTCGGGCACGCGCCGTCCACATTAAATCATGTGGACGGTGGTGACGCCGACGCGACAGCGCCGGCGGCCGAGCCGCAAGTGAAGATCACCACCGTCGCCGATCCGGCGACGTCGAAAAAGTCGCTGGGCAGCCTGCTCGCGCGGAAAGGTCGGCCATGAGCATCTTCGCCGGCATGTCGCCCGATCAGCTGCAGGCGGCGCTGACGGCGGCTCAGGCCGCGCTTATCGAGCTGCAGAGCGGCAAGGCCATGGCAAGCCTGTCCTACACGCAGGGTGATGGCGCCAAATCGGTTACCCGCCGCGTCACCACGGTCGCCGAAGCCACAGCTCTGATCATGCAGTTGCAACAGGCGTTGGGGCTGCGCGGCCCCCGCCACACCCGTCGACTGGTCTATCTGTGACCGGCCAGGTACAGATCCTCGACGTCCATGGTCGGCCGATGGAGCGGCAGCCGTCGCGCCGTCGTGCGATGGCGCTGGGCGGCACCAACGCCAATTTGCCGTGGGATGCCGCTGATCGCGACGGCGCGCACATGGCAGCATGGCAACCCTATCTCTGGTCGAGCGACGGCGAGCTCAATCCCTATCGCGACACCATCGTCGCGCGCATCCGCGATCTCACCCGTAACGACGGCTGGGCGTCGGGCACGATCACGCGGATCCTCGACAATGCGGTCGGCGCCAATTTCCGGCCGATCGCCAAGCCCGACTGGCGGGCGCTCGCCGCGCACACCGGCATCAAGGCGTTCGACGCGAGCTGGGCCTATGAATATTCGAAGGCGCTCGATGCGAGCTATCGCACCTGGGCCAACGGGCGCGGGCGCTGGTGCGACGTCCAGCGATCGATGACGATCGGGCAGCAGCTACGCGTCGGCTTTCGGCACAAGCTGGTCGACGGTGACGCGCTGGCGCAATTGCAATGGCGACCCGAACGCTGCCGCCCCGGCAAGGCGCGTTATGCGACCTGTGTCCAGCTGATCGACCCTGATCGCATGTCGAATCCGCAAATGGCGTTCGACAGCCATATTCTGCGCGGCGGCGTCGAGGTCGATGACGATGGTGTCGCCGTCGCCTATCACATCCGCCGCGCGCATCAGGGCGACTGGTGGTCAGCGGGCGACAGCGCGCGCTGGGATCGTATCGAGCGCGAAACCGACGACGGCCGACCGATCATCGTTCATGATTATGATCGCGATCGCGCCGGGCAACATCGTGGCGGCAGCGGGATTCTCGCGCCGGTCGTCACCCGGCTGAAGATGCTGTTCCGCTACGACGTCGCCGAGCTCGACGCGTCGATCCTCAATGCGGTGTTCGGGGCCTGGCTCGAAAGCCCGTTCGACCCGGAATTTGCCGAAAGCGTGTTCGACGCGGGCGAAAAGATCGGCGGCTATCAGACTGCACGGCAGGATTTTCACGCCGAAGCGCCAGTGCGCATTCCCGGCGCCGGCGGCGCGATGCCCACGCTGTTTCCCGGCGAGCGCGTCGGCCAGCTCGACGCCAAGCGCCCAAGCGGCAACTTCATCGCCTTCGAAAAGGCAGCGCTGCGCAATATCGCTTCGGCCGCGGGACTGTCGGCGCAGCAGGTGTCGAACGACTGGTCGGACGTCAATTATTCATCGGCGCGCGGCGCCATGCTGGAATTCTGGAAAACCATGACGCGCCGCCGCGACGACTTCGCGATCGGCTTTGCGCAGCCGATCTTTACTGCCTTCGTCGAGGAAGCGCATGAGATCGACCAGTTGCCCCTGCCGGCAGGCGCTCCCGAGTTTCTCGAATTCCCCGATGCCTATTCGCGCGCCAAGTGGATCGGGCCGGGGCGCGGCTGGATCGACCCGGTCAACGAAGTAAAGGGCGCGATCCTCGGCATGGATTCGGCGCTGATGGATTATGACGAGCTGTGCGCCGAACAGGGCATCGACGGCGACGACATGATCCAGGCCCGCGCGCAGACGCTGCAGCGGTTCAAGGATGCAGGCCTTGAACCACCGACCTGGGCAGGCATCGCGCCGGGTGAATCGTCGGCGCGACCGCCGGCGTCGAAATCGATTACCGATCCGGAGGCGACATGATCCACGACCTGGGCTTTGTCGCCCAACGCCTGTTCAACACGCCGATCGCGGTGCACCCGCGCAAGGGCGAGATTGCGCTCGCCAGCCTGATGGCGCGTCTGGGCATCGACGAGATGGTGCGCGCCGATGGTCGCCCGGTGCCGCTTGCGTTCGATCAGGAAGACGAAGCTTTCGAGGCCTCGGGCCGATCGCACGATCCCGGCTATGACATGGTCGGCGGCATCGCGGTCATCCCGATCGAAGGGACGCTGTTTCAAAAGCGGTCCTCGCTGCGGCCCTATTCGGGTGCGACCGGCTATAACGGCATTCGCCAGGCCTTTCTGACCGCGCTGGGCGACCCCGGTGTCGACGCGATCGCGTTCGATATCCGCTCGGGCGGCGGCGAAGTGGCGGGCTGTTTCGACCTGGTCGACACCATTTTTGGCGCGCGCGGCGAAAAGCCGATGGCGGCGATCCTCAGTGAATATGCCTATTCGGCGGCCTATGCGATTGCCTCGGCCGTCGATCCGGGGCGCGTCTATGTCCCGCGCACCGGCGGCACCGGCTCGATCGGCGTGATCTGCATGCACGCCGATATTTCGCAAGGCCTGGGCAAGGCCGGGATCAAGGTCACTTTCATCACGTCGGAAGACGCCGATCGCAAGGCCGATGGCCGCAGCGAGTTGCCGCTTAGCGACGACGCCTTCGCCGCGATCAAGGCGGAGATCGACGCGATGGGCGTCATCTTCTGCGACACGGTCGCCCGCAATCGCGGGCTGACCAGCGACACGGTGCGCGGTCTGAAGGCCGGCACGTTCATGGGCGCCGCCGGCGTCACGGCCGGCCTCGCCGATGCCGTGATGGCGCCCGACGCGGCCTTTGCCGCGCTGCTCGCCGATCTCACCTGAAGCCAAACGGAGACCCACATGGCCAAGACAACCACTGCGGCGGAGACGTCTTCGTTCGCGCATCTGGTGAGCGCCGCGCTCACCCTCGGTCGCGGCAATCGCGCCTCGACCACCGACGACAACGAGAACAATCCCGGCGCCGATGACGACGAGGACAAGGACATGGAGTCCGACGATCCCGACAAGGATTGCGAGGATGACGCCGACGCCGACGCCGACGCCGAAGATGACGACATGGGCGGCGACGACGACATGGACGACAAGGAAAAGGCAGCGTTCCGCAAGGGTCGCGTGGCGGCCAACAAGCGCGCGCGCGCGATCTTTGCCTCGCCTGCCGCTGCCGGCCGTCCCGATCTCGCCGCCCAGCTCGCGTTCGATTCGCCGAAGTTGAGCGCCAAGGAAGCAATCGGCATCCTGACCGCTGCCGGACCTGCGCCGAAGGGTCGCGGCTCGCTCGACGACCGCATGGGCGCGCGTCGCGATCCGCGCCCCGGTAGCGACGGTGCGGCGTCCAGCACTGGCAAGGGCGGCACGGCGTTGTCGCGCCAGATGATCGCGATCGGCCAGAAGCTCGGTCAGGTCGTCAAGGACTGATCGCCCCCTTTTTTCGGAGATTTTTCCATGAGCACTTTCAATGATAATCCGTTCGCACCGCGAGCGGTGTCGGACGAATACGTTCCCGATCAGCTGATCGCCGGTCACCTCAATCTGATCACATCGACCGAGACGATCACCGGCGGCGCGCTTTACAAGCGCGGCACCGTGCTCGGCCAGATCACCGCGGGTGCGGCCGTCGCCGCCGCCAAGGCCGGCGGCAACACCGGCAACGGCACCATCTCTGCCGTGACGCTGCAGGGCGGTGCCAAGCCCGGCGTCTACGCCGTCCGCTTCACCGCAGCGACCGTGTTCAAGGTTGAGGATCCTGACGGCTATGTCATCGAGACGGCGGGCGCCACTGGCGCCGCCTTCGCCGATGATATCGGCTTCACGATCACGGCGGGCGGCACTGCCTTCGTCGCCGGCGACGGCTTCGACATCACCGTCGCGGCCGGCACCGGCTACACGATCGCCACGGCGGCCGCGACCGATGGCTCGAAGTTCCCGGTCGCGATCCTTGCCGACGACGTCGACACGACCGGCGGCGCCAAGCTCGGCCCGGTCTATCTGATGGGCGAGTTCAACGGCCGCGCGCTGACGCTCGGCGCCGGCACCACGCTCGCTTTTGCGACCGCCGAGCTGCGCAGGCGGAACATCTTCGTAAAGACCTCGGTCTCCGCTGCGGATCCGAGCTGACCTTCGACCCCTTTTCGCCAATCTGCGAGCCCGCCTTCACCGGCGGGCTCTTTTTTTAGGAGCCCGTCATGGCTGGCATTCTTTCCTACGACACGGCGTCGCTCGTCGCCGTGGTCCCCAATCTCAAGCTGTCGCAGAACTGGCTGCTCGACCGCTTCTTCCCCAACATCGTCGAGAGCACCACTGAGGAAGTCGCGATCGACGTCGACATCGGCAAGCGCCGCATGGCGCCGTTCGTGTCGCCGCTGGTCGCCGGCAAGCTCGTCGAGCAGCGCCGGTACCAGACCAACAGCTTCAAGCCCGCCTACATCAAGGACAAGCGCGCGCCCGATCTGCGCAAGCCGGTGCGGCGCCAGATTGGTGAGCGCATTGGCGGCGAGATGACCGGCGCCGAACGCGAGATGGCGAATCTGAACGCCGAAATGGCCGATCAGGTCGACATTCTCAACCGCCGCCTCGAATGGATGGCGTCGTCGGCGCTCGTGACTGGCTCGGTCACTATCCAGGGCGAAGGCTTCGATACCGTCGTCATCAACTTCGGTCGCCACGCCTCGCTGTCGGTTGCCCTTACAGGCGCGAATCGTTGGGGCCAGGGCCTCAACAATCAGGGCCGCGACCCCAAAATCGTCGGCCAGATCGAAGCCTGGGGCACCCGCATCCTGCAGCAGTCGGGTGCGGTATCGACCGACATCGTCTTCACCCCGTCGGCCTGGTCGTGGTTCCTGCTCGCCGAAGGTGTTCAGGGTGCGATCCAGTACCCGACGCTGGCGATGTCGGGCAACATGGTCGATCCGGGCCCACGGCCCCAGGTCGGCGCGGTCTACAAGGGTCGCTGGGGCAATTACGACCTGTGGCTCTACAACGACTGGTTCGTCAACGACCTCGACAACGTCGAATATCCGATGATCCCCGACGGGACGATCGTGATGACCGGGCCCGCGCTCATGGGCACCCGCGCGTTCGGGATGATCCTCGATCCCGAATTCAATTATCAGCCGATGGCCTATGCGCCCAAGACCTGGGTTGAAAAGGACCCGGCCCAGCGCATTCTGCTGATGCAGTCGGCGCCGATCGTCATTCCGAGCCGGGTCAACGCCTGCCTCGCTGCGACTGTGTGCGATCCGATCGTGGTGGCCGGCTAATGGCCGTCGCCGCCAAGCCGACCGCTCCGGCGGAGGCAATCGCGCCCACCGTGCTTGAGGAGCCGGGTCTGGACGGCACGTTAGCGGCCGAAGTCGCGCGCGGTCGATCGGTCGTGACCGACGACGGCCTGCAGCTGGCGGGCGCGACGGTGACGCTGCCCGAAGCCGAAGCGCGCAAGCTGATGGCGCTCGGTTATCTGGTCGATCCCAACGCGCCGGCTGCCGCCGAAAGCAACGGCCCAACCTTCGAACGCCGACGCGGTTGACCAATGGGCATCGACTGGGACCGCGAACTGCTCGCCCCGATCATGAATGTGTTCGGTGAAGGGCAGAGCGCGGTCCCGGCGAGCTGGCCGCTGTACATGCCCGCCAGTGGCGCGCCGTTCCGCGTCGAGGGTGCGGTTTATGACGATGCCTATCAGCTCGTCACGCTCGGCGACGATGGCGCGGAAAACACGACGACGGCGCCATGCCTGGGCGTGCGTCGCGCTTTGTTTGCCGCCGAGCCGAAACAGCGCGATCGCGTCGAGATCGCCGGCCGCGGGCTGTTCGTGGTCAAGGACGTGCGGCCCGATGGCCATGGCCATATCCGGCTCATTTTGATGGGGCCGCTGACATGACGACCGCTGCCGACATCGTCGACCTGGTTGAGGCGACTTTGCTCAAGACCGGCGCGACCGACGCGGGCAATCGCGTCTATCGTCCCGGTGACTGGCCCGCCCAGCCCGACAGCTATCCGCTGATCAAGCTGCGCGTCGTCAGCGAAACCAAGCAATCGATCACGCGAAGCGGATCGGTGCAGTTCACAACGACGCTGATGTTGCGCATTCTGGGCGAAGTATCGGCGCCGGTGTCGCTCGACGATCCGGCGGGCACGTCGGCGGCCGAAGCGGCACTGCTGGAGCTGTCGCGCCAGATCGAGGTCGCGGTGATCGGTTCCTATCCGCTTCAGCAGCGAGTCCAGCAGATCGCCAGCGTCTCCACCCGATTCGCTTTCGACGCCGAAGGCGCAACGCACCTGGCGGGCATTCAAAAGGATCTCGCGATCGAATTTTATCAGGGCGCCGAAGATTTTGCGCAGCCCGACACAGACGATCTCGATCGCGCGACCATCGGCGATCACCTCGACCTCGATCTCGCTCAATAGGAGCCGCCATGCAGATTGTTGCCGTTCCCGGACGCCTCGTCCGGGATCCCGAGACGCGTCGCGTCGTCGGGGATGATCCGATTTCCATCAACCCCGCCGATCCGCACTGGGTGCGCATGCTCGCCGATGGCGATGTCGCGCCGGCGCCCGCAGTCTCGGCCAAGTCCGGCAAGGGAGCCTGACCATGACGATTCAGTTCAAGAATGTGCCCGGCAATCTTCGGCTCCCGCTGTTCTACGCCGAACTCGATGCAAGCCGCGCCAACACCGCCTCGCGCGCGCAGCGCTCGCTGCTGATCGGGCAAAAGACCGGTGCAGGCACGCTCACCGCCGACTTGCCGGTCATCGCGCGGTCGCAATCGGAGTCGCGCGCGGCCGCAGGCGCCGGGTCGATTCTCGCCGCCATGATCGATGCCTATCGTGCCGCTGACAGCTTTGGCGAGCTGTGGCTGTTGCCGCTCGCCGATGACGGTTCGGGCACGGCGGCGACCGGCACCATCACCTTTTCGGGCACCACCACCGCGACCGGCACGCTGTCGCTCTACATCGCCGGACAGCGGCTGCAGCTCGTCATCGCGAGCGGCCAGACCGCCGCGCAGGTCGCGTCCACGGTCAACACCGCGATCGCCGCAGCGATCGACTTGCCGGTGACGTCCGTCGTCAACACCGCCGTCGTCACGCTCACCGCCAAGAACAAGGGCGATTGTGGCAACGACATCGATGTCCGCGTCAATTATCGCGGCACCGCCGGCGGCGAAGCGCTGCCGGCTGGCCTCGGTGTCGCGATCGTCGCGATGGCCAATGGCGCGACCAACCCGTCGCTCACCGCCGGCCTTGCCAATCTGCTCGACAAGGAATTCGATTTCATCGCGTGTTCGCTCACCGATGCAACGTCGCTCGCCGCGATCGCCGCGTTGCTCAACGACACCACCGGTCGCTGGTCGTGGTCGGTGCAGGTCTATGGCCATTGCTGGATTGCCAGGCGCGGCACGGCCGGCGCGGTCGCCAGCTTTGCGACCGCGCTCAACAACCAGCATCTGACGGTGATCCCGTACAATGACGCGCCGTCGCCGCCCTGGGCGTGGAGTTCGGCGTTCATGGGCGCCTCGGCGGTCGCGCTGCGCGCCGATGCAGGCCTGACGCTCCAATCGCTGACGGTGCCCGGTCTGCTGCCGCCGCCGCTCGCATCGCGGTACGCTGCCTCGGCCCGCAACAACACCTTGCTCTATGGCGGCTGCAGCTCGTGGGATGTCGATGCGACCGGCACCGTCGTGATCGAAAACATCGTCACGACCTATGTCACCAATGCGCAGGGGCAGGCCGACGACAGCTATCTCGAAGTCGAGGACATGTACCTGCTGCCGTTCGTGCTGCGGCGCATGCGCGACGTGGTCAACACGAAGTATGCGCGCGTCAAGCTCGCCGATGTCGGCGTGCGGCTGCTGCCGGGGCGCCCCGTCGTCACCACCGACACGATCCGCGGCGATTTGATCGCTGCCTATCGCCAGCTCGAGGCCGAAGGCTTTGTCCAGGATGCCGATGCTTTTGCGCGCGACCTGATCGTCGAACGCAACGCGACCAATCGCAACCGCGTCGACGTGCTGTGGCCCGCCATTCTCATCAACAATCTTCGGGTGTTCGCACTGCTCGCGCAGTTCCGGCACGCCGCATAAGGAGCGCTTCCCATGGCAGACGACAATCGCCTTGCCGGTTTCCTCTCGCTCACGATCGACGGCCGCAGCTATGCGGTCGCGGGCGAGGGGGCGTACCGGCTCAGCGCCAACAAGCGCGAGACGCTGACGGGGCAGGACGGCGTCCACGGCTATTCCGAAATGCCGCAGCCCGGCAAGATCGGGTGGAAAGGCCGCGACGGCGGCAGCACCCTCATCAAGGCGATCAACGAAGCGACCGATGCGACGCTGGTGATGAGCCTTGCCAACGGCAAGGTCATCGTCGGCCGCAACATGTGGCGCGCGGGCGACCCCATCGAAGTCAACACCGAGGATGCGACCTTCGCGGTCGAATTCGAAGGTGAAGATGTCACGGAGAATTGATGTGAGCGACGCCGACAACACCTGGACCGATGACCTGCCCGCCGAGCTCGTCGTCACCTTCAGCAAGCCCTATTCGATCGGCGGCGTCGACTATGTCGAGATGCGGCTGCGCGAACCGACCGCCGGCGAGATGATCCAGTGCGACGGCGTCAGCGGCTGGGCGATGGACGTCAAGCTCGCCGCGCTGGTTTCGGGCATTCCCGAAGTCGTCGTGCGCCAGCTCGCCGTGCGCGACCTCCTGCCCGGCACGAGGTACCTCGGCCGTTTTTTGAACTGACGCCACCGGATGCAGGCCCGCGTCTGGTGACGCTGGCGCGCATGTTCGGCAAGCTGCCCGATGAGGTCGCGACGCGACCCTGGTCGGTGCTGAACCGGTGGCTGGCCTGGGCAGGCGAGGTCTGACATGAGCGACAATGCCCAGGTTGGCGTCGATATTGTCGGCCACGACAAGACCGGCAAGGCGATCAGCTCGGCGCAGAAGCGCGCGAGCGAGCTGCAGAACAAAAACGCCAGGGCAAATGCCAAGGCTGCGCGCGATCAGCAACGCACGATCGGCCAATCGACGCGCGGCGTCGTGCGCGCCTTTGCGGATGTCGAGCGTGCGGGTGCACGCGCCTTTGGCAACCGGTCGGTGCTGAGCGGCGCCGCTGGGCGCCTCGGCGGCATCAGCGAAGCAGCGGCCGGCCTCGGCTCCGGCCTGGGCGAAGCGGCCGCCGCTGGCGGGGTGCTGCAGGGTGCCATTGCTGGCGTCGGCGTTGCCGTCGGCGCCACGATCGGCCTGATCGCGGCAGCGGCCTATGGCGCCTTCAAGCTCGCCGATGGCTGGGCCAAGGGGGCTGCCTCGATCGGTCGCACGGCCGAGACGATCGGCGTCGGCACCAAGGCGATGCAGGAATTCAGCGCGGCAGCCGAACGCGCGGGCGTCGATCGCGACAAGGCCACCGGCTCGCTCGGCGGCCTGTCACAGACGCTCAACGATGCGCGCTACGGTCGCAACAACGCGGCGATCGCGATGCTGTCGCGGCTCGGCGTCGCGCTCAAGACCAACGCCGATGGCACGGTCAATGTCGAGGCGATGCTGCCTGCGATCGCCGACGCGCTCGCGCGGCAGAACAGCTCGGGCCGCCGCACGGCCGCGCAGGCGCTCGGCATCTCGCTTGACGCGCTGCCCGCCTTCACCCAGGGCGGAAAAGCATTGGCGTCGGACATGGCCGACGCCGCGACCAACGCTCCCGTGCTGTCGGATGAAGATATTGCACTCGGCAAGAAATTGCGTCGGCGTCATGTCATCGTTGGCCAGAAGGTCGAGCGCGAAACGCTGAGCGCTGCGGGCCGCGCAGCGGCACAGGTAACCGACTCGGTGGAGACGGCCGCGATCAACCAGTTCAGCGGGGCAATCCGCGATGATTTCAAGCCGAGCGCGCAAACCAACAGGCGCGCGGCCGACAAGATGGAACGCGCCGCCGGCCAGATCGATCGCGCGATCAATCGGGCGGCGGGCGGGGCGGGTCGGCTCTCGGCGAGTCAGGTGGCGGCCAAGGCACGGCAAGGAATGCCGCTGCGAAAGAAGCTGATCGCCGCAGGTTTTTCGCCCGACGATGCAACGGCACTCGCCTCCAATTCGGTGCTCGAGAGCAACGCGAACTATAGGCAGCGCGAGCGCGGCGGTGGCTCAGGTTTTGGCTTGTTCCAATGGACCAACAAGAAGCGAAAGCAGGATTTCCAACGCCTGTTCGGCAAGTCGATCTACGATTCAACAGAAGACGAACAGATCAGGTTCCTTCAATGGGAACTCGCTAACACCGAAAAGGCGGGTTGGCGTAAAGCGCATGCCAATGGCAGCGATGCCGCAAGCGTCGCGGCCGGTTTCGCGCGGCACGTCGAGCGCCCGCTCAATGCCGATCGTGACGCCGCCGAGCGTGCTGCCGTTGCGAGCGCAATGGACGCGGGTGCCGTGACCCACAAACACGAGATCAAGATTTACGACCATCGCACCGAGGTGCGCAGCGCAACCGGTGTCGGCAAGCCATCGACGTCCTATGCCTTCGAACCGGTGCGTGGCGGCTAAAGCCACAATCCCCAATGCTGCCCCGCTGCGCGCAGCGCCCAGCGGATCAATCGATAACGACCGATCACATAGCCGATCATGAGCAGGATGATCAGCCATCGCCAGCGCGGGCCGCGCCGGACCTGAACATATTCAACCTGCGGCGTGACGGGCGCCTCAACAGCACGGTCTAGGGTGATGGCAACCGGGTCTTTGATCTGAACGGCTTTTAGCCAGTCATCGAGCGAGAGCATCTCGCCCGTGCGCGCGTCGGCGATCGATCGCAAGCGGTCGACGCGAAACGTGCGGTTGGCTTTGGCGGTCAGGCAGCGCGCCTCAATGTACAGGATCTTGAACTTTTGGGCGGTGTTGATCGTGCCGCGCAGCTTGAACGGCACGATCTCGCGGGTCGAGGCAACACCCTCGCCGTCGACATAATCGACGATGATGTTGCGGACGCCGCCGATCACGGTGGCTTCATACTCCCCCGCCTGAACGCCCATTGCCCGATCCGATCACAACCTCAGCCCGCTCGCAAGTTGGCCGAGGACTCCATTCGAGTCGATAGACTGAAGGGACCGAAATGGCGCTTTTGGCGAAAGGATTGCTGCCCGCGTCCTTTCGCGGGGCGCCCTTTGCCGTCATCAACGACGATGTCGGCGGCGGTCGCCGCGTCGTCGTCCATCAATATCCGGGACGCGACACGCCCTGGACCGAGGACATGGGGCGCGAGGCGCGGCGCTTCCGTTTTCGCGGCTTCATCGTCGATGGCGACGTCGTCTTTGCCGGCGGGCCAATCCAGTTGCAGCGGCTGCTGCTGCTCGCCGCGCTTGAGAAGGGAGGCGAGGGAACGCTCACCCATCCGACGCTCGGTATCCTCAACGTACGGGTGTCGCGCTTCAGCATTGGTGCCGATCTCGGCGCAGGGCGGGTGTCGGACCTCGACATCGAATTTGTCGAAAGCGGCAAGCGCCAGTTTCCCTCCGCGCTCAGCCAGGACAGCGGCTTGCTGTCGGCGAAGAACCTCGCGATCGCCGCGCTCGTCGTCGACGGCGTGCGCGCCATTGCCGTCGCGGCCAAGCTGGCCGCTGGCGGCGGGCGCAAGGCACTCAATTCCACCGGCGCGAGCTGGGCCACGCGCACTTTGTCGCTGGGTCGCGATGCGACGGCCCTGTCCGGCCTTGCGACGCAACTGCCGGGCAATTACGGGCGCTTCGCAGGGCGCGGCAATGTCGGCCGCGACGGGCGCGCGCGGAGCATCTACAGCGACGCCACGACGGTTGCCGATCTGGCGACGGCCGCGACGATCGCGCGCGCGGCGATGCTCGAGGCATCGATGGCGCTCGGCAAGGCAATCGCGACGACGGCGCTGGCCGATACGACCGATATTGCTTCGGCTGCGGCGGCACTGGTCGCATCGCTGGTAGCCGCCTGCGCCGATCCGGGTGATGCCGTCCGGCTGCTCGTCAGACTTGCTCGATTCGAATCGGAGCGTGCCGAGGCAAAGACGCAGATCGGTCGCGCGCTGGTTGCCATCCTGCAGCGCGCGATTGCGGCCGAGCTCGCGAGCGCCGTGGCTGATTATCAATTGTCGAGCACCGACGACGCGATCGCGCTGATCAACCTGATCGCCCCGCTGCTCGACGATCTTGCGACCCATGCCGCCGATGCCGGCGAGGATGACAGTTTTCGCGCGCTTCGCGCCATTCGCGCGGCGCTCGTCACCGAGCTGCGCCGCCGCGCCGGCCCCTTGCCGAGCCTGCGCAAGTTCCGCCCCGACGCGCCGCGCCCGTCGCTCATGCTCGCGCAGCGCTATTATCGCGACGCGACGCGCAGCGCCGAGCTCGAGGCGGAAACACTTGCGATCCATCCGCTGTTCATGCCGACCGAATTTCAGGGGCTTGCCCGCTGATGCCCGACCCGATCGCTAACGATGCACCAACCGAAGTCACGGTGACGGCGAAGGCTGACAAGCGTGACCCCAACGACGTCACCCTGTTCGTCAACGGGCAGGAACTGAGCGGCTGGGAAAATGTCGAAATCACGCTGCGCGTCGAAGGCTTCCCCAACAGCTTTGCCGTATCGGTATCGGCCAAGCCGGGACTGAACGCGAAGGCCGGTGATGAATGCCGCGTGCTGATGGGCAATGACCCTGTCATCACCGGCTATGTCGACCGCGACAGCGAGACTGCCGATGCGCGGTCGCACATGATTTCGCTGCTCGGTCGCGGCAAGACGCAGGACCTGGTCGATTGCTCGGCCGAGTGGGAGGGCGGCCAGATCGCCGACAGCGACGCGCTGCAGATCGCGACCAAACTGGCCCAGCCCTATGGGATTGCCGTCGAGCTGGGCGAGGGCGCCAGCGCGGGGCCGAAAGTGCCGCAGTTCAACGTCAATTACAGCGAAACGCCCGCCGAAATCATTCAGCGCGTCGCGCGCAATGCTGGGCTGATCGCTTTTGAGGATGGTGACGGCAAGCTGATCCTGAGCAGCGTCGGCAGCAAGACGGCCATGAGCGGCATTGCCTATGGCAAGAATGTGCTGCGCTTCAATGTAGAGAACAGCATCGACGGGCGGTTCAGCAACTATGTCTGCATGTATTTCAGCGTTGATCCGTTTCAGGATATCCCGGGATCGAACTTCTTCTATCAGGTGAACGATCTGAACGTGAAGCGGCACCGCCAGCTCGACATCTTCGTCGAAAGCGGCGCGGTCGACATCAAGGCCTTCACCGAAAAGCGCGCCCGCTGGGAGGCCAACCGGCGCGCAGGGCGTGGCAATCTCGTGCGCGCCACGGTCGACTCGTGGCGCGACAGCGGCGGGAAACTGTGGACGCCCAACACCTTGATCCCGGTCGAACTGCCGCGCAATCGTGGCGGCACCCCACTCATTTTGACCGAAGTCACGTTCCGGCGATCGAACGACAATGGCACGACAGCCGACCTGGTATTGATGCCCAAGGAAGGTCTGTCGATCGAACCGATCTCGCTGCAGCCGATCGCCGCGGTCGACGTGGCACCGGCACCGGCACCGGCGCAATGATCAAGGATTTTCTGCTCAACCTGTTCGGCGTCGGCCATGTCACGATGGTCGACGACGACGGCGAGCTGCAGCTCGTGCAGCTGACCGAGCGCGCGGCCGGCAGCGGCTTCAAGGATCGCATCACCGACAAGGTGCGCCGCGTGATGGAATTCGGCTTTACCAGCGTGCCCCCGGTCGACAGCGAAATATTGGTGATCGGCTTGCTCGGCGATCGCTCGGGCCGGGTCGCGATCGCGACCAGTCACCGGCCTTCGCGGATCAAGGGGCTGAAGCCCGGCGACGTCGCGATCTACGACGTGCGCGGCGCCAAGATCGTGCTGACCGAGGATGGCCTCCAGATCGACTGCGCGGGGCTTGCGGCCTCGATCGAGAATTGCACCACGCTCACGATCAAGGCGAGCGAGAAGGTACGGATCGAAGCCGATACGCTCGAGGTGACCGGCGACGTCGTCAGCCGCGCCGATGGCACCAACGTCAGCCTCAATGGCCTGCGCGACGCCTATCACGCGCACAAGCACACCGGCGTCCAGACAGGCAGCGGCTCGACCGGCCTGACCGACCACGACGTTTGATTGCCGTTTCGCTGCGGCGAAACAGGTGCGGTACCGGCCCGCTCCCCCACCCGGCCACCCAACGGAAGTATCATCTGGGTGGCCGGGTGGGGGAGCGGGCCGGCGCCGCGAACCGAAGCCGAAGGGTTCGCAAAACATGCCTGATCTCATCACGCGCTGGGACACCGGTCGCGGCGTCGGCGACTGGGTGCCGACTGCCGCCAATCAGGTGATCTGGACCGACGAGGACGGCAACAGCGTCACCGACCAGAACGGGCTGCCGATCAATTCCATCTTCACCGCTGGCGGCGATCTGCTCGGCGGCGACGATCTGATGACGGCAGTCGTGATCAGCCTGTTCACCGATGCCGTCGCCTCGGCCGACGACGTGATTGCCGATGGTTCCGACGATCCGCGCGGTTGGTGGGGCGGCCCGATCGGATCGAAGCTGTGGCTGCGCCTGCGTGCCAAGCAGGTGCCGGTCACGCTCGCGCTGGTCAAGCGCGACATCGAGGACGCGCTGGCGTGGCTGGTCGAAGACGATGTCGCCGCCGCAGTCGATGTCACCACCGAATGGACGCGCCCCGGCATGCTGGGTGCCCTGGTCATTATCCGGCGCGCCGATGGTACCCGCCGCGCGCTTGCCTTTTCCGCTGCCTGGAGCGCCACCTGATGCCTTTCCCGCGCCCTTCACTCACCGAACAGCGCGCGCAGGTCGCCGCCGATATCGACGCGGCGCTGCCCGGCCTCGAGGCGCGCTTCCGCTATTCGAACATCGGCATCATCGGCGACGTGCAGGCAGCGGCCGCGCACGGGCTCTATGGCTATCTTGACTGGATCGCGCGTCAGAGCGTGCCGTTCACGGCGACCGACGAATATCTCGAAGGCTGGGCCGCACTGGCCAAAGTGACGCGCAAGCCTGCCACAAAAGCCTATGGCACCGCGCGTTTTGCCGCGACGGCGGGCAAGTCGATCGCGGCGGGGCAGCCGGTGACGCGCAGCGACGGCGTGGCTTATGTGACCACGGCGTTGGCGAACGAAAGCGGTGGTCACATCGATGCACCGATTCGCGCCATGACCGGCGGCGCCGATGGCAATGCGCCCGACGCAACCGTGTTGTCGCTTGGCATCGCGATCAGCGGCGTCACCGGTACAGGTGCCGCTTATGGCGCGATCGGCGGCGGCATCGATGTCGAGCGCGACAACGAGCTGCGCAGCCGCATGATGGAGGCCTTTGCCAATCCCGAACAGGGCGGCTCGATCACCGACTATGCCCGTTGGGCACGCGAAATCCCCGGTGTCACGCGCGCGTGGATCCAACCGTCGATCCAGGGGCCGGGTACGATCGGCATCTTCTTCATGATGGACGCAGCCCAGGCAGCGCATGCCGGCTTTCCGCAAGGCACCAATGGCTGTGCGACTTACGAAACGCGCGACACGACCGCGACGGGCGATCAGCTCACCGTCGCCAACGCCATTTTTCCGCGCCAGACCGTCCAGTCGGTAGTCTACGCGGTTGCGCCCGTCGCCAACACGCTCGACTTCACCATTGCGGGGCTGACGGGCGCGAGCGATGCCACCAAGGCCGCGATCGCCGCGGCGATCGACGCAGCGCTCTATGCCGGCGCTGCACCGGGGGGCATTGCCTATATCGGTGACATTGAGGCGGCGATCGCCGGCGTGACCGCTGCGGCCGGGTTCGTTATCACCGCTGTGACGGGGTCGGCCGGAACGGTCGAGCATGGCGGTACCGGCAACATCATTTCCAACGCCGGCGCGCTACCGGTGCGTGGCACGGTGACTTACGCGTGACGCTGACGGCGCCCAAATTCGACGGTGACGACGGGTTCGACGGCAATCCCGTCTATACGCCGATCACGCCTGGCCAGCCGACGCCCGATCCAATCCCGGTCGTACCGACGCCGCCGGCGGCGCCGATCGCACTGCCGGTGGCGCCGCCGATCCCCGATCGCGCGCCAACCGCATTGCCGACGCCCGAGCTTGACGGCAATGCGCGCTTTACCGTCGAAGATTATACGGCGGCGCTGGCGGCACTGCTGCCCCGCGGCCGCGCCTGGTCCGAGGACCCCGACAGCACCCAGCGTAAGGTGCTGGCGGGTCTCGCTGCCAGTCTCGAGCGTCTCGATGCCGATGCATCGGGCTTGCTCGACACATCGTTGCCCGGGTCGATCTCGCCGATGCTGCCCGAATGGGAAGCGACGCTCGGGCTGCCCGACGCCTGTCTCGGCGGCACGCCGAGCTTTGCCGACAGGGCGGCGCAGGTCGCTTCGCGCTTCACCCGCAAGGGCGGGCTGTCGCGCCAGCGCTATATCGACTTCGCCGCGACGCTCGGCTTCGAGATCACCATTGCGACCTATTCGCCATTCCGCATCGGCCGCACGCCGATTGACGGGGTGAACGGGATCGGGGCGCCCGACTGGTATTTCGTCTGGGGTGTCACCGTCGTCACCAATCACGGCGGCCTCTCGCCATCGGTGCTGATGTGCGAGCTCGAACGGATCAAGCCCGCCGAGACCAAAGTCATTCTTCTCAGCTGATCAGGAAACACTCATGCAATTGATCGACGGGCCGACGCGCGCGGCCACGCGGCCGACGCCGCTCGCCACCGGTACCGGCGCCGCGTCGCCCGGCTGGTTCGCCCAGCCTGACCTCGCGGCAGGCATCGCACCGACGATCCCGACGCCCGATTGGTGCAACGGCATCCAGGGCGAGCTGATGAGCGTGATCACCGCCGGCAGCGTTACACCCGACAAGGCATCGATCACGAACCTGCTCACCGCACTGCAGACTTTGTTCGTGCCGGCGGGCGGCAGCAGCGGCGTGGTGACGGGTACCGATCAGGCGAGCATTCCGCTCGCAGGTGGTTTCATTCTCAAGGTCGGTCAGACGCTCGGCACGTCGAGCGAAGGTGCGCTGACGGTGACCTTCACCACAGCTTTCCCCAACAAATGTTGGGCGCTTGTCCCGGTGTCGGTCAACACGAGCGGCACGAACACCAAGGATATCTGGCCGCAGCGTCAGACGCGAACGGCAGCCTCAGTGACCCTGTTCATGAACCTGGGCGGCGGCGGCACCACCAATTCGATCGATGGCGTCGACTGGATCGCCGTCGGCAACTGATCGACCGCGTCCGACAACTCCATCAACCTTGCGAGTAAACCCATGCCCACTATCCCGGATTACGGGCCGCCGACGCGCGCCCTGTCGACTGCCGATCAGTTTGCCGCCTGGCAGGATGGCAAGCAGGTTGCTGCTACCGGTGCCGATGTTCAGGCATTCACTGCAGCAGCGTCGCAACAGGCAGCCGACGCGGCCGAGGCCGCGCTCGAAGAAATCAGGTCGCTAACAGCCGTCCTTGACGACATCACCAATTATGATGGCAGCTTCGTCGGCAAATATCCGGCAACGCGCGGCGGGATCGACTTCGTCCCCGACAGCAGTGCGCTGATCCTTCCGGCCGAGCGACGTCGCAGGATCGGGCGGATCGCGGTCGGCATTTCGTCGGTCGGCGATGGTCGGGCCGCGCTGACGATCGCCGAGGGCACGCTGCCCAATCTGACGTTCGTGCGCGCTATCCAGCTTCCCAATGCAACGGCGACCGGCCCCAAAATCTACGCGACCGATGCATCCGGCACGCCGTTGAACAACCTGATCGAGGAAACGCAGCATGTGCTGTTCAGCGCGCCTGCGGGCGGGGTGGGCATCAGCACCGATCTTGCCGATGCGACCTGCCATTTCACCTATCCGGGCGTGCTATCCAGCGGGACCGCCGCGCTGACGCCCAGTGTTGGCCAGCGGTTTGCGGCGGCCGTCGAAGTGCTGGAGCCGCGTGCCGAGATCCGCTCGTCGGTCCTGAGCGCGGAGCTGAACGATCGTATCGACAATGCCGGAGCCGGCGGCCTGCCCGACGCGCCGACCGAATGGCAGATCGAGTTCAGCTGCGGCCAGTCGAACGAGGCGGGCTATAACGAGGATCAGAACCCCCTCGTGCTGCCCGCCGGGTGGGTCAAACAGTATCACAACGGGGCGTTGAGCGAGGTGCTCGGCGATCCGATCGGTGATCCGAAGCCGGGCTACACGACGGGCAGCTCGATGCTGCCGGCGACGGCGCTCGAAATCATCAAGGCCCGCAAGGTCGGCGTGATCATCGTCCCGGCGGCGGCGCCGGGCTCGTCGCTGCTCGCGTCGTCGGACGCGGGGCAAGGCTTCGGGGATTGGTCGGCGACCGGGCCCAACAAATACACCGCCGCGATCGCCAAATTGAACGCCGCGAAGGCGGCAGCGACGGCCGCTGGCCTTTCGTGGTTCATGGGCGCCGTTCACTGGTGTCAGGGCGAAGGCGATGCCGAGGCGATCACCGCGGGGCGCAGCACGATCGAGGCATATACGGCGGCGTTGCCGGATCTGGTCGACCGGTTCGTTGCCGACTGCGACGGTGGCGAAGACCTGCCGTTCATCATAACGATCACCGGCCGCCCGGCCGCTTCCGATCCTGCCAGCTATGCCGCCGTGCGCGCGGCGCAGCGCGCTTTCATCAAGTCGAGGTCGAACGTCCACCTGGGCTTCGGCGGCGCAGTGAAGTTCTTCGCCTCGATGAAGGACTACATCCACTGGTCGACGGCGCAATACAACCTCGCCGGTACTGCCCGAGGCCGTGTCTCTGCGATCGTGACGGCGGGGCGGGCATGAGCGGCAAGCGAAGGTTGCCTCGCGCCGCTGGCACAATTGCGCTTTTCCGCGCGGCGCAAAATCCATTTCCGGAGCTTTGGCGATGACCGATCCCACGCCGCCACGCACACGTCGGTCGCGCGCGGCGACGCCGCCACCTGTCGCGTCCTCCGACCCCAACAGCCTGTTGCTCGGCAGGATGAGCGGTGAGTTGGAACAGGTGATGGGGGCGCTGACAAGTCTGTCGACCAAGGTCGATTCATTGTCGCGCGAAGTCTTTGCCCTCGGGCCGCTCGCGGCCGACATCCGTGAAATCAAGACGAACATTGTCGCGATCGAGGGGCGCATCCGCCAGCTCGAGGAAAAGCAGATGCAGCGCGATGGGCGCGACGGCCTGGTCGCGCTGGTCATGAAGTCGCCCGCGCTGGGCTGGTTTGCGAGCGCTGGCGCCGTGATCTGGGCCATTCTTTCCGGAAAGGTACACCCATGAAACTGATCGAAGGTTGGCGGCAGTTCCACCGTTTCTGGAGCATCCGCCTCGCGGCCCTTGCCGCTGCGCTCCCACCGCTGTGGAGCGCGATTCCGGACGACATCAAACACCGGCTGCCGGGCCCGACCGCGACGATCGGCGCGAGCGTCATCGCCGTCGCCATCATCGTCGCGCGCCTCATTCCGCAGGACACGGGGAGCAAGACCAATGCGTAGCATTCTACCGTCGCCGCCGCGCCCTGGCGCACCCCGCATTCAGCCGATGGACGATCCCAAGCCGTCAGGCACCGGCAAAACGCTGGCGGCGCTGCTCGGTATTCCGATCGCCGCCGTCGCCAGCCTGTTCGTCACAATCCCCGCCGACGAAAGCGGGCGCACCGTGAAGGCGACGGTGCAAGCCGATGGTTCGATCGCGATGCAGCACGTCGCGGGGAAGCAGTATCTGCGCGCCTACTTGGACATGGTGGGAGTTGCGACGGCGTGCGATGGCATCACCAAGGGCATTCGCCTCGGCATGACGTTTACCGAGGCGCAGTGTGCGGCGATGCTTGAGCGCGAGCTGATGGCGCATGCCGTGCCGATCCTGAAGTGCGTGCCGAAGCTTTACGGTCGTGAGCATCAGGTACTTCCGGCGATCGGGCTCACCTACAACATCGGCACCGCGGGATTCTGCAAGTCGTCGATCGCCAAGCTGTGGAACGCGGGCCAGTGGCGCGCAGGCTGCGATCGGTTCCCGCTGTTCAACAAAGCGACCGGCAATGCGGCGTGGGCGCGCAAGCAACAGGCGGTTGGCGAACGCTGTGAACCAATTTCGGGCGGGCGCTTTCGCTGTTCCGTCAAGGGGTTGACCAACCGCCGCGCCCGCGAGCGGGCCGAATGCCTGAAGGGGTTGTGACGATGGGCTATTTGCTGGTCGTCAACGCGCGCGCTTCGGTGCCCGCTGTCCTGGTCGAGAATCTCGACGATGCTCCCGCAGGCGCGTTCGAATTTTATACGATGGGGCGTGGCGAAAGGACCATCGGTGGCATCATCCTGAAATGCCCGTGCGGCTGCGGCACAGCGACGGCGATGCCGTTCCGGCGCGCGTCGGACGAAGATGCGTGGCCCGTCTGGTCGTGGGACGGCAACGAACAAACCCCGACCGCGACGCCGTCGCTGCTGATCTATCAACTCAACGAAGCTGGCCAGATTGTCGGGGAGCATTGGCACGGCTTCCTGACGGCCGGCGAATGGAGGTCATGCTGATGCCACTGATCATGTTCTTCACCCGGCTCGCGCTCGGCTGGGGGTTGCCCTCATGGGCGTCGAAGGCTTTCGGGTACATCGTCCCCATCCTCGGCGCGATTGCCGTCGTGCTGGGCGCCTGGGCGTTCTTTGCAAGCCATTATGAGCATAATGGCGCCGCCAAAAATCAGGCGAAGGTCGAAAAGGCCCACACTGCCCGCGTCATCGAAGCGCGCGCCGACGAACGTGCCGCCCAGGCGACCAGCGACGCGATCGGCCGCGGCGTCGCGCGAGACAATGCCGCCAGCACCGAATTCACCCGCACCAAGGTTTCGGAGATCCACGATGTCATCGCCAAGCTTCCGCCTGCGCCTGCTGGCGCTTTGCCTCCCGCTGCTCCCGTTGGTGAGCTGCGCGACCACGTCAACGCCGTCGTTGATCGCGCGAACCGAGCGGCCGAAGCTGCCGACGCTCGACCCTGAACTGGTCAGGACCGAACGGCTCAACCCGCTGATGGCAGCGCCGATCGGCAAGCCGCTGTTGATCGATGCCGCGCAGCTCGACGAGCTCTACACCCGCCTCGCCGAATATGGCGCGGCCGTCGAACGCGCCAACAAGCGCGCCGGCGGAGTGAAAGAGCGCGACCGCTGCGTCGCGGCGCTGTTCGCGACCGGCAAACCCGCGCCGGGATGCCCGGCGCTGCCGGCGCCCTAGGCGAGCGTTGTCATGAACTGGAGGTACTGATCGCCCCTGACCGGGTGCCAATGCGCCAGCGCGGCGTCAGCGGCGGCGCGCAGCGCCTCGGGAGCGCTTGCGCCGTTGCCACCCCAGCGCGGAAAAGCGCCGATCCGCTGCCACTGCGCATCGGCCTGCCCGCATTGCACTTCGGCTTGCCAGCCGACCCGGGCCGGCCGGGTAAACCAGCGCCAGCGCAGGTGTGCGCCGGCGCAATAGGCCGCCAGATCGGCGAGCGCTTCGGCTAGCGCAGGCTCGAGAGCATCCAGGCCGTCAGCATCAGTCCCACGATGACCAGCGCTTCGACCTGCGCCGCGCTCGGCCGACGCATCAGAGATCGAGGCCACGGCGCTCGATCTCCGCGAGCAGTGCCTCGACGCGTTCTTCACCGGGCGTGCCGTCCGTCGCCTGATAGGCTTCGATCAGTGCACGGTCGGTCATCTCGCTTGGAAGGGTGTCGGCCATGACGGCGTGATATCAGCCGCCGTTCGCCGCGCCAAGCTGGGGTATCGATGGGGGTATCGTGGCGCGTGGCGCCGCACGCAACTCAAGTATTTCCGGGATTTTCGGAAAGCGCGACGCGGAGGGATTGTCCGCGTCGCGCGTGCCCCGCCGCCTGACCTGCGCGACCACTCTCTCTAGCATGGAAGCGTTAGATGCTCACCAATGCCGTGGTCAAGGCCGCGCGCCCGGCTGCGCGTGCCTATAAGCGCGCCGACACCGGCGGCTTGTTCCTCTATGTCGCGCCGACCGGCCTGAAGTCGTGGCGCTATCGCTATCGCCTCAAGGGGCGCGAGCAGCTGCTCGTGCTTGGCCGCTATCCCGAGCTCGACGTGGGTGCAGCGCGTGAAAAGCGCGACGACGCCAAAGCGATGCTCGAGCGGGGCGAGGATCCGCGCGCCGCGCCCAGTGACGAGTCGACTCGATTCGAGACGATCGCGCGCGCCTGGGTGGCGCAGCAGCGCGAGCGATGGACGCCACGCCATGCGCTCGATGTGATCACCAGCCTCGAGCGCGACGCCTTTCCGGCGATCGGCGCGCTGGCGGTCATCTCGATCGATGCGCCGATGGTGCTCAAGCTGCTGCGCGACGTCGAGGCGCGCGGCTCGATCGAAAGCGCGCGCCGCCTGCGTCAGCGGATCGCCAAGGTTTTTGCCTTTGCCATGTCGCAGGGCATCGCCGCGACCAACCCGGCGGCGATCGTCGCCGGCGCGCTCCAGTCGGCCGCCGAGCCGCGCGAGCAGCCCGCCTTGCTGGATATTGCCGCAGCACGCCAGCTGATCGCCGACGTCGAGCAGCTGGACGCACCGGCGGTGCTGAAGCTCGCTTCCCGCTTTCTGGCGCTGACGGCCGTGCGACGCGCAGCCTTGCTCGGCATGCGATGGAACGAACTGGAAGGTGTAGACTGGTCGACCGGTGGGGTGACCGAGCCCATGTGGCGCGTACCCGCCGGACGCATGAAGCTGCGCGCCGGCAAGAAGGCACTGGCCAAATATGACCACGTCGTGCCGCTTGCGCCGGCGGCGATCGACGTGCTGCGCGCAGCGCGCACGATATCTGGATCGGCCGAGCTGGTTTTTCCGCGCCCGGGGGAAAACCTCCCGCTGCGCGGCGGCGCGCTGCGCGATCTCTATGTCGCGGCCGGTTATGCCGGGCGCCATGTGCCGCACGGCTGGCGCGCGACCTTTTCGACGATCATGAACGAGGCGATGCCCGTGGCGCGCGCCACGATCGACCAAGCGCTGGCGCACAGTCCGAAGGACAAGGTCGAGGCGGCGTATAATCGCAGCGCCCAGCTCGGCCGACGTCGCGAGATCTTCGACGCCTGGAGCAAGCTGCTCTTTCCTGACGACTGATGGCGCCTGTCGGCGCATGGGCGCATGCACGCATGCACGAAGAACGGGCATCATACCCGTTCTCGCCGGGCGAGCCGCAAGCGACGGCGTGGCACGGTTCGTGCTCTCCCCATCCCGGCAGCAGAAAATCCCGCCCGCCATGCTTGGCGGTCGGTCAACGGGGCATCCGGCATTCTCACCGGGCGATGGGGACAATCAATCAGCGCATCGGATCGCCTTATGCGATCCGATTCCTTTTATTCTTCATCTGGAGCGGGATTCTGACGCGATCCTTGACTCGCGTTCTCGGCAGAAGCGACACGGTCGCTGAGCGAAGAAAGCGCGGCGGCTAGAGCGGGGTCGTCGACCTGAAAGCCGATGCGCTCGGCCGTGCTGACGCGCGCCAGCATCGCCTGCGTTTCAGCCTTGTCGTTCATGACCGCCCAGGCGGCGTCAGCCGGAACCGGCGCCGGTGCCAGCATCCAGCCGAGCGTCTTGCGCAGCCAGTCGGGCAGCGGCAACAGATAGGCGTTCGAGATTTGTTCTACCTGCGGCCCAAACGGCTCGGGATTGTCGATCGGCCGCGATCGTCGCAGCCAGTCGACCAGGCCGGCCGTCTTCAGCCGCCGCAGTGCCGCATGCACCGTCTGGCGGCTGATGCGCAGCGCGCGCGCGATCGTCGCTGCCGCCTGGTCAAACCGGCCAGTCTTATAGTCGCGCGACTTCAGGATGTATTTATACACCCGCAAGCCATTGGGCCCGAGCGCGCCCCAGGGCTTGCCGGGTTGTTTGGAGTCGTCGTCATAACGCGCCGCCGCCTTGAGCCGGGCGCGCCGCTCCTGGGCGCCAAAGACGTTGTGCTGTTTCCACAAGCGCAGCTCGCGCTCGCCGGCATAGCGGCTGCCGCCGCGCACCGGCTGAAACGTACGCTTCTGGACTTTTCGCCCCGCGACGCCGGCGGCGACCGCACCAAAGCTGCGCGCGCTCATGCGGCACCCCCGGTCGCTTTGGCGACCAGTTCGCGTGCGCGTCGCAAAAGGTCCGCGAGCGGATCGTCGTCGGCATCGCCGGTGCCCGGCGCTTGATCGCACAACAGATCAGCCAGACAGGCCTCAACATCGCGTGCAAATTCGATCGCCTCGGGCGCGGTGGCGATCAGGCGCGCGTTGGTGATCGTTTCATCTTCGCTTCGCTCACCAGTCGGCCAAAGCATTTGGCAGGCCGGCAGCAAGTCACCGATACTGCTTACAGTGTCACAAACAACCCGTGCGCTGAACGGATCAACTGCCCATGGTGGAGGGGTGTGCTTCGCGCTCACGCTGCACCGCCTGACCGGCCTAGCCGAGTAAATCGCGGGCGGGCGCCATGTCCTTCATCAGCAGATCGGCCCAGGCTTGCGCGATCTCGCGCCGCCGCGGCATGTAGAGCGCGCGATTGTACGCCGCCTCGACGCCCTCCTGCACATGCGCCAGCATCAGGTCGATGATCGCACGATCGCCCGGGCGGTCTTCGATCGCGGCGCGTTCGTTCATCACCGTCGAAAAGGTCGCGCGCCAGCCGTGCGGCACATGGACGCCGCGAAAACCGCTTGCCAGATACAGCCCGCTCAGCGTCGAATCGCTGATCGGCACGCTGCGCTTGGTCGCGGCCGGGAATAGCCACGGCGACGTCGGCCCCGACAGCGCCAGCACGGCGCGCACCACATCGACGGCCTGCGTGCTCAAGGGGATCGCGAATTCGAACGCCGCGTCGCGCTTGCGTTCGCGCGTCAGCTTCATCTTCTCGGCCGAGATGCGCCACACCGGGGCGGGGCTGTCGAGGTCCTCGAACTCGTGCCGCTCCGCCAGCCGGATTACCCCCGGGCGCGCCGCCGTCAGCGCCAGCAGCCGCGAGGCGAGTTTGGTCAGCCGGTAAGCGGGCTGCAGCTCGACCTTGCGCAGGATCTGGCGCGCATGCTCGATCCGGGTCGCTGCAGGCCGGAGCTGGCGCGAGACGGGCGCGAGTGCGCGCTGGATCGTCGCCGCCGGGTCGTGCGTCGCCCGGCCCGTCGCGATCGCGTGCACGAACACATCCGACAGATGCTGCCGCACCCGGTGCGCCATTTCGCGCGCGCCCGTCGCTTCGATCGCGCGGATCGCCTGCAACACTTGCGGCGCGGTGATGTCGGCGATCGGCATCGATCCGATCAGCGGAAAGAGATGATTCTCGAATCGATCGAGGATCTGATCGGCATAGCGCGGCGCCCAGTTGGGTTTCCTCATCGCGTGCCATTCCTCGGTCACGGCGCGCAGCGACGTCCCCTGCGCCAGCGCCATGTGCGCGCGGCCGATCCGCTTCAGTACGCCCGGATCGCGCCCCTCGCGCAGCACCGCCCGCGCCGAATCCCGCAGCGCCCGCGCCTGCGCCAGCGATACTTCGGGATAGGGACCGTGGGTGAGCTGCTTTTCCTTGCCGTCGAATCGGTATTTCTGGCGCCAGGACTTCGACCCCGTGGGCAGCACCAACAAATGCAGCCCCTTCTCGTCGGCGAGCTTGTAAGCCTTGTCCCGCGGCTTCGCCTGACGACAGGCTAGGTCGTTGAGCACGTGATGCCCCCATCGGCGTGGCAGCAT